GTATAATTAGCAGTCCAATGCCAAATTACAGTTGTTATTTCTCGTGTTGCAGATTGTAAATAACGAATAAGTTCTTCTTGTGAATTTATAAATGGGAACTTTGAACTACCTGATGATCGTGTATATTCACCAGGATCAGTTACTGGCATCTGATTACTTTGACCACCAGGCTTAATTGTTTTTGTTGTACATGTATCAAGATTAACAATGTTGTCATCAAGCTGTTTTAACCGACCTTCCATTTCAAGAATTTGAGCTGGATCCAAACCTGGATTTCCTTTTGCTCTATCGATAAATCCTTGTACATCTTTCGGAGATTTGAAATCAATACTTTCTCCAAGGTCTGTCATTGCTTGTTTTAATTCTCCAGGTATTTTGATTTGAGATGAAAGCAAATCCGCAACATCAGTATTTTTTCCAGCAAGCATGAGATTCGTTAAATCTATTTTATTTAATTTATCAAGACCAGGCAAAGCCCCGGATAAATTGCCAGTTAAGCTGCTCGCAAGATTGCCTGCAAGTCCACCAATATCGGGAATAGGAAGCTTTCCAGCACCAGGCAATGCTAGCGATGCCAATGATAATGGAGGCTTGATAGCTGCAAATACACCTGAGCCAAGTCCACCAATGTCAATTGAAATTCCACTAATTGCACTACCAAGAGAACCTGTTATATTTCCAAGAGCGCCATTAATAGCACCTTGTACTCCGCCAGTCAATCCACCAGCAAGTCCACCTGCAACACCAGGAACAATACTTGATACATCAGGAATTACTCCGCCTACAATTTCAGAAGGAGTTGGTAGATTAGCCACTCCAGCAAAGCTACCGCCCAAAGCATTACCTAAACCGCTTGTTAACTGACCAGTTGTTGCTTCTGCTATATCTCGAGCAGTTAATCCAGCACCTCCGATATTGATTGCAGGGTTTGAACCGATTGCACCAATTACATTACCAGCTGTTGCAGCAACATTACCTTTTATACCTTTTATATTTTCTACTCCAGCAATAGCACTTCCAAGACCTGCCTTTAAATCAATACCAGGATTAATTTGTGGAATTGCCGAAAGATCTAAATCCATACCTTCTGCTATACTTGAAATAGCATTACCAATACCTCCAGTGAATGATTCAACTGCTGCTTTCATAAGATTGCCGCCGTCAAGTCCACCGAGTGCTTTGCTTAATTGATCTCCACCCAATTTAATTGAAAGTCCTAAGTCAGCTGGAAGTTTTTGATCTGTAAGTTCATTTGCAGCTATATCAACTATATCTTTTACATCGGCATGAGCAGTTTCACCGAGAAGATCTTTTATTGCAGATGGCTCAACTCCACCTTTCACTTTATAGTGTGCAGCAATTGCTTCTGCAGAACCGTCAGTTATAATATCATTAAGTAAACCAGCATCGTGAATATCAACTGCAAAAGATTCTGGTACTACTGCATGAATATCAATTGCCGCGCTATCAACTGACAGTGCATGAGCCGATGATATAAGATTTCCAATTGCAGCCGAGTGATTTGTTAACGCTGTTTTAAATCCGGGTATTGTATCTTTTACAGTATCAGTTAAACGAGTAATAGTAGCTTCATTTACTCCGCCACATGGAAATCCATTCTGATCTAATTGCCCAGCAAGTTGTTCAGTAAGATTATTTGTAGCTTCGGTAAGCCCTGCAAACCCACCCTTTATTTCACCGAATCCTTTACCAAATTCAGTAAGATCATATGCTTTCCACTTTTGTGAAACAGTATCAAGTGACTTGCCAAGTCCCTCTATATCAATACCATTAACAAGCCCAGTGAGCTTCTCATTTAATTTATCAGTGGTAATTGCATTTGGATTAATAGCCATTATGCCGACCTTGTGTATGTATTGTAGATTTTTATAGCCTCTTCAACTGCATGGTTTTCTCCTAAACGTTCAGGCTTACCATCATATTTACTTATTCCACCAGTCTTTGCAGGTCTTTCGTAAAGTCTACGGAAGACAAGTGTGGCGGAGGTTGGTGTCTTTGTGAGTCGAAGTGCTTTACCCGCTCTTTCTTCAGCTCCGTCTAACTCATGCTGAATAAACGCAAGTTGAATTCTATAATCACCCCAAGATTTACCTCGCTCTTTTGCAAACTGAAGAAGGTTAGGTACTCGATTTCCTGATCCATTATACCATTGAGCAATGCCAATTGAAAGATCTGTTGGAGCATGTAATCCCACATCACCTTTAGCTGAAGGTGTTAAATTTGATTCGGCTAAAAGATTACCAATAATACCTGCAGCTTGATGGTTTGCCCACCCAGCATTTGTAAACCACTCCCATGCCATTTGAATACGAATGTTAAGATCATCTGGATATGCCTCAGCGCTTGCTTTATATTCTGTATCATATCCTCCAGCCAAGGTACTTCTTATTGTAGCAGTATTATTATCACCAGAGCGAGTTCCTATTTTATCAATTCGATTTGCATCGGCAAGAACAGCATCTTCGAGACCTTCTGTTGCAGCATTTGCTAATTGTTCTGACGAAGGTACTTCAACAGTTGGAATTGATCCGAGTACTAACGGAAGCTGTGATGCTTTGCCGTCAAGGAAAATACCAAACACAGTAGCACCTACTTCTAAGTAAGGATTACGACCCATACCAGAAACGCCAGGTTCTGTAGTAGGAACCAAGACTTGAGCTTGCGGCAAATCTGAAATAGGTACTTCATTCCGATAACCATGAATACCGTATATTCTTACGCGTACTCGACCTAGCTTTGGTTTATCAGTACCAACCTCTTCGACGACACCAATAAACCATCTTGATTGATCACCATAAAATGTATGAATAGGATTCATGCTTTTTCAACTCCTAATCTAGTCGCACTTACTTCAACTGTGTGAGTGGTATCAGAAAAAATATGATGAGCAGCAGCTATCATGTAATTACCAGATCTTTTTCTATCACGCACTTTATCTTCCGATGCAGTTCTTTCTTCTGTTGCTTCAGTATTATTACTTAAATGTAAATATTCTATTTGTTTGCCAATTGATTGATTTGATCCTGTAAGAAACGGCAGACCAGGTAATTTAAGATTGATAAAGAATTTAAAGAATATTTGTTTAATTGCTACTCGAATTATATCTAGTTCATATTGATCTAAACTATCTGATTGATAATAATTATTAATCTCATCATATGTATTCGCTGTAAATGCACGATGAATATCTAATGAATTTGCATTTTGCAATTCTTGTCCATCATAATTTAATTCAAGTTGAGGTATTGCGTTGATTGGAATTACGCCCTTCGATGTTAGTTTCTGCATAACTTTGCTAATATCATAATGTTTTGTTTCATTACGACCAGTAGTTATATCCATAATACTAAACTTCCCGGCAATTGCACCACCGAATTGTAGTGACATTGTATTCTCGGAACCACCAGACGGCTGACTATACTTTTCTACAATAAATGGATTGTTAGACGAAGCATTGCCATCTTGATCTTGCGCATACGCGCGAGAGTAACGGTATGGCGATCCTTTATTAAATGGCTCTCCTAAAAGTAATTCTTCTAATGATTTAATTTGTAAGTTATCATCATTTAATGTAGAAAAGAAATAATAAGGCAAACCATCTTCGGTAGTCATTCTTTGCATCATAAAGTTAATTGCTTCAAGCGGTGTCATGCCAGGAATAACAACCTTCATTGGTTTTTGTACCGGAAGAACTGTTGGCTGATCAATTGTAATATTAAGTTTTTCTTTTGCAATCTTATTAATAATGTCAAGTGGTGTGCCAGAATATGATTTAGAATATCGATTAATAGATCCATCAAATGAAATCTTTTCTATTAAATATAAAGACACGGCTTCTTCTAAGTCATTAATCTTTTCTGTATCTAATACAGATCTTATAACAAATGTTTTCTTTATATCAACCGGGCTTGAAGTTGGCTGAGACAAAACAACGTCACAGAGCTCAACTCCTGAAAAGTTTACAATTTCATATACATTTGCATCGTCTTTAAAATACAGATATCCCGTTAAATACGGATAGTCCATATTTTCAAATATTTCAAGCTGTGCAACTGAAGGTGCAATGTTAACACTTGAACCTTCTTTTCTTATTGTAACTGATTTAATTACAAAATCTGCAGCGCTTTCAAGTAGCCTATTCTGGGGCTCGGGCATTATTCAAACCTTAATAAATTATTAAATTCTGTTGCAACCTGTGCAGCAACTTCTGGTTTAAATACATCAATGGTTCTCAATTCATCATTTCTTAATACCATCCTATCTAAATTTGTAATCGGTATAATGGCTGGGTCGCTCGAGTTGAAGTATCTAGGATCAATATCTTGGTATTCGCCATCAGTATTTTCATAATGATGTACTGCATTGTATTGCTCTGTTACATTTGTAAGTGATTTATTAACGTTTTCTTCAGTGCCAGCAAAAACTGTTTCAGTATCAAGAAAGGTTCCTGATGTAACATTCACAATGATCTGACCCATGTCTAATCTCTTTTTGCGTATTTGACCAACGGCACCACTTGAATTGCCTGTGATTGTTTCACCAGTTAAAAATGTTGTACTAATATCATTTGCTGTTGTAAAAACAAAATTAGGATAACTTGTTTTAGCTAATGGCAATATTTCTTTTTCAGTAAGTGGCCAGCCGGATTCTCGTAGGTCTTGATTCAAAAAGTAAAACGTCCAATAATAATCGGTTGTACCATACAAAAGATATGATAATGTATCAGGTCTTTCGTTATCTTTAATTTCGAAACTGTTATAAAATGTAGTATTACCTTTTAGTTCATCAATTAATGAAACTGCAACTGTTAAGTTTTGTGCAAGAGATGGAGAAGTTTCACCACCATACAAGTAATTGACAAGGGGAAAGTTTTTAAAATATGCCATTAATAATTTTCCTCTTCGATATCTTGTCTGCCCAATGCACGAGACTCTGAGAAGTTCATAGTAATTGCAACTTCTGTAAACCTACCATCTTTATGAAAGCCCATACCATTTGGATTATATACAGCATTAAATGATTGCAAATATGTAGGTAAAAATTTAATACCAGGAAATTCTTTATTTTTATACTGTGCTTTAATTAAAAACCTTCGTGGATATCTATAGCCGTAACTTGCACCTGCAACTGAAATCTTTGTAGGATATAACTCTGTTCTAAATTGTTTAATAATCTGTTCTATTACTCTTGCTTCTGCTTGGCTTGTAGCAATCATAGTAAATTGAAAAGCAAATTGACGAATAGGAACACTCGTAAACATAGTTCTTACATTTGGATTCAATGTTGTTTGTGTTGATAATGCTAATGCGTCTGATGCCCCTTGATTTATTTTTTTTAATACATTTTGAGATATTACATTAGCTACATCTTGATTTTTAATCTCGCCTCCCAAAAGAGCCCCAACTACATTTCCCGCAGTTGATACTGCTTGTTCAGCTAGCGCTGCAGCACCACCACCATCTTCACCACTTATTAATGTGTCTTCAAGTTTTTCACCAATCCGGCCGAGTTCTGCAGCATTGTTATATGTTGCCGCATCTTGAATGTTAATTGCTGTTGGTAAATATAATCTAATTTTACCAAAATCTCTTGCCGCGGTTAATGTGTGTCCAGTTTTAACTTTGCTATCGTTCGCACTATTTCCATAAAGGCTTTTTAGCCGTTCCCCACCACCACCTATACCAGTTGCAGCTGAAAGTACATTTACGATACCTTTTAAAGTACCTTTTGCAGCACCGCCAATATTTAAAAATCCTTTTTCTAAATCGTCACTAAATTGCACTCGATGTTTTTCTTCATCTACTACTTGAAAAGAAAGTGTAGCTTTATATCCATTATCATTTTTTAACGGGTATTGATAATCAGCAACTTTTCTTTGCCGTGTTGGATCTGTAGCATTCATTTCCATAAATCTTGACATTACATTACCTTATAAATATTATGATTCTTGTCATTATTTATATGGAAACTCATGGCTTATTCAGGCAAATATAAGGTTAAAAATCCAAACAAATACAATGGAGACAGTACAAAGGTAATTTATCGCTCATTATGGGAGAAATATTGTTTTATGTGGTGCGATAGCCAATCAACAGTAAAGAAATGGTCGTCAGAAGAAGTAGTTATTCCTTATTTGTATGAAGTAGATAAACGCTATCATCGATACTTTATGGATCTTAAAATCACATATACAAACGGCAAAACTATGCTGGTTGAAATCAAACCAGATAAAGAAACTAAACCACCAAAGTTTACAGGTCGCAGGACTAAACGTTATATCAATGAAGGATTAACCTATGTAAAGAATATGAATAAGTGGGCTGCAGCACAAAACTATGCAGCAGATCGTGGATGGGGCTTTGAGATTTGGACCGAAGATACTTTGCATAAAATGGGCATTAAACCAAAGTCAACAAAACCACTTAAGCCATATAAAAAACCTAAGAAAAAGACATAAATAGAACATGAGCAATTTATTTTACAATCTCGAAATTGAAGCATTCCGCAAGGGGCTTACTCTCCGAACCAAAGAATCACAAAACTGGTTCCGAAGACGTGTAGCCCGACTACGACCTAATCGTAATGCATTAATGAAAGAAGAACCTGTACAATTGAAAAATCAACAGGTAGCAGGTAACATGTATATGTTTTTCTATGATCCAAAGCACAAAAAGACGTTACCTTTTTACGACTCTTTTCCTTTAGTCATACCTGTTAAGCCAGCTCCTGGTGGTTTTCATGGATTAAACTTACATTACTTACCACCACCGTTGCGTGCTAAATTTCTTGATGCATTACTTGATAATTTAAACAATCGTATGTATGACGAAACAACTAGGTTCAAAGTAAATTATGAAATGCTTCAGCGAGCATCATCTCTACGGCATTTTAAACCGTGCTATAAACATTATTTAAACAAAAATGTTAGATCTCGATTTGCTATGATTGAATCACCTGAATGGGAAATTGCTACATTCTTACCAACAGCAGACTTTCAAAAAGCAAGTAGGAGTACTGTTTACGCAGATTCAAAAAGGAAAATAAATGGCTAAAGCTTCAATCGATAATCTTAAGGCACTTGTTGGCGCAAAGCGCGGCATGGCAACCCCTAACTTGTATTCTGTACAACTGCCAAACTTTGCTAATATAAGTAGCGAAGATATTAATATTCTATGCTCAAGTGTAAATATGCCAGGTCGTCAAATCATGTCTGTTGATCGAAAGATCGGTACAATATTTGAGAAGGTAGCATACGATCAAGCATATGATGATATCAATATGACATTCTATGTATTGAATGACTATGGTATTCGTAAGTATTTTGAAGCATGGCAGAACCTAGCGCTTAACCAAGAAACACAAGAGGTTGGTTATAAAAATGAATATGCCCGTGATGTAAGAATAAAACAACTACGAAAAGGATTTTCGTTACCGCTATATCAAAGCCCGTTTTTAAAATGGGATTTCCTCGGTGGTGGAATGCTAGATCTTGATATAGACATAAACATAAGACCCGAAGATACAGTATATGAATGTCAATTGTTTGATGCCTATCCTACAACTATGGATTTGTTAACATTAGGCAACGATCAAACAGATACAATACTGCAATTGAATGTTCAGCTTTCATATAAGAATTGGAAGAGTAGCGCTGGACCAGAAATAAAACCTGAAAACAACTTTCTAACTGGTGCGCTTATAAGCACAATTAGTAGGTTTTTAAATTAACAAATAGGATGAATTATTATGGCACTACCCAAACTGAATGACGTACCAAAATATGATATTGTTATTCCCTCAACAAAGGTTAAAACTAAGTTTCGACCGTATCTCGTAAAGGAAGAAAAACTATTACTGCTTGCAATGGAAGGACAAAATGAGGCTGAAATAGCAGCTGCTATTATAGGGTTGCTCGTTGCATGCGTAGATGATATTAATGATCCACTTGCAATAACAACATATGATATGGAATATCTTTTCTGTCAACTTCGATCAAAATCTGTAGGTGAAACATCTACACTTTCTATTTTATGTGAAGATGTTACTTGTGAAACAAGAACAGATGTTACAATTGATATTTCGAAAGCAAGTATTCCCGATAATAAATTTGAAAATATGATTGAATTAAATGATGATATTACAATTGAAATGAAGCATTTGTCGTATCTTAATGCACAAAGCGAAATGCTAAAAGATAGTAATCATAGCGAAGTAAATTTAATGCGTGCTACTACAATTCAATGTATTGCAGCTGTGCACACTGAGAACGAAAGAATTGAATTTAAAAATGAAACACCTGAAGCAATTGAAGAATTTGTAGATGGAATGACATCTGGACAATTTGCTAAGTTGACTGCATTTGTTAATGATCTACCAATACTTCAACTTGATACTACTTGGAAATGTTCAGGATGTGACAAAGAACAAACAATGACATTAAAAGGAATGAATGATTTTTTTCAGTAGCCCTTTCTCATGATACACTTGTTAGACATTATGAAACTAATTTTGGATTAATGCATCATTACAAATATTCATTAACCGAATTAAATGAAATGATGCCGTGGGAAAGGGAAATATATCTTACATTATTGACTCGATATTTGAAAGAAGAAGAACAAAGACTGCAACAACAAGGAAGTTAAAATGGCCAAATCATTATCTGATATAGTTGGTTTAGTCGCATCTGGCGATGCCAATATACTAGAAGAACAAGAAAAATCAAATACAACGCTTGAGTCAATCGATCGTAATTTAAAAGATTTTCTTGCTAATCAGAAAAATTCAAGGCTAGATAATTTAGAAGATCGCCGTGAAAAGAAACGCGGTTCGATGGCTGGTTTGCCATCTGCTGCAGTTGTTGGTGGTGGTTTAACAGCGGGGATTGCAGCAACAACGGGTGATTCAATTAACCCATTGACAGCAATTTTAGGATATCAAGCATTAAAAACTGCACTGGGGTTAGCAGGAAAATCACTTAGATTTATGGCCAGAACGTTATCCACTACGTATTCGAAATCGGCTAATGTAGTAAGAGGAGTCACTGCTCAACTTGACGAACTTCGGGCTAAATTAATAAAAGATATTGATGACTTTGAAAAGGCCGTTAAAAACGCGCAAGATAAAGTTAACAGAGCGAAGAAGCTGCGGCGACTGGCTACGGCAGATGTTTCTCGATTAAGAGCCGCGGCAATTGATGAAGCAAATGATCCACGTTCAAAAACAAATCAAGAAAAATTAAGAAAAGCTGAAGTTGCAGAATCAAGGCGAATAGCAATTGAAGATGCCCGCAAAGTTGCTCTTGAAAAAATGCAAAGAGCAAAAGCCAATGTAAAAACGAATCTTGATGCTGTTGAAGAAGCTAAAAATAAAAGTGGTGCTGAAAGATCAAAAAAACTAAGACAAATTCAAGCTGATATAAAAGCTGGTGAACTGCAATTTAAACAACAGCAAGATCTTGCAAGAAGAATTGCACAGGGTGTAGATCGTACTAACGATCCAAGATCTAGGGCAAACACTGATATTGCTCAACAAGATCAAGTAAAAGCAACTCGAATCAGAGTTGGTTCAGAAGAAGCCAAACTACGCCTAGCAGCAGAGGCATCAGATAGAGTTAATGACCCACGCTCAATACAAAATCAAGATAGTGCACGTTTAGCTACAGCTGCAGCAGATGCAGAAAGAGTAAGATTAAATAAAGATCTTACAGCACGGGGTAATGCACGAAATTTAATGGGCCAAGCAGATACTCAATTTAAAGGTTTAATAAATCAACGAGAAGTTGATGCATTTAAACGAGC